GTATTTTTAGTAGATGCTGCAAACCAAAGATCATATCCCGGAAGTGGTACTACTGCTACTGATTTAATTGAGGACAATAGTATTACTCTTTCTGGAACAACATTTGAATCTGCAAATAATGGAATATTTAATTTTGATGGAAATGATGCTATGGCAACATCTGTATCGGATTATGATTTTAATTTATCAGAATTTTCAATTGGTATGTGGTTTAGAATACAAGCTACCAATACAGGAACATGGCAAAATATAGCAGCAAAATATTTAGGAGCTGCATTCCAGTGGAGAGTACAAACTAACAATTCTTTGCAAGCTTATATACAAAAATCAGATACAACTTATGTGGAATTATTAGATACTAGTATTAATTATAATAGTGGAGACTGGTATAATGTATATATAACATATAAAAATGTTGCTAATAGTGTAAAATTATATACAAATTCTGTATTAAAAGATACTGAAAGTGCAGGAACATTAAGTATGATAAATACGGATGGAGCATTAACTTTAGGTTGTAGAGAAGTTTTTGGAAGTGCTGGATCATATGAAAAATACATGAATGGAGAAATAGGACCTATTTCAATTTACAATAAAGCACTATCAGCATCAGAAGTCACCCAAAACTACAACGCATTAAAAGGAAGATTTGGTTTATAAAACAAAGATATTTATAATAAACGAACAATGGCATTTAAACACGGACCCATATACCCAGGAATAGCAGACGGATTAGTATTTGCTATAGATCCAGCTAGAAAAGATTCATATCCAGGAACAGGTACTACTGTAACGGATTTAAAAAATTCTAGTACAACAGGAACAATGTCTGGAGTAGTGTTTTCAACTAATAATGATGGTACTTTTAATTTTGATGGCTCTGATGCAATAACTTCTATTACTGTAGGTAGTAGTTACAGTATTTTTTCAGTAGGAGTATGGATTAATCCAAATTCTTTTACTAATTTTGATAGAATTATAGGTTTATCTGAAGGATTAGATATAACACCACGCTTTAGATTTTTAGGGTTATATGGTGGAGGAGAACTTATTACAGGCTATTTTAATTCTCCCTGGGTAGAACCTCGTACTACTGCCACTATTAGTACAGGGGCATGGAGTTATATTACAATGGTAGATAATGGTACCAATACAACTATTTATATAAACAGTAACTCACATAATAACACCTCAGAAACTTTTTCAGGTAATTCTGCTCCTACTAGTACTAGTTATCTTATAGGAAAATATGCTAGTGGAAACTATTTAGATGCACAATTAGGGCCTATTCAATTGTATAATCGTGTTTTATCAGCATCAGAAGTTCTTCAAAACTACAACAGAGTAAAATCAAGATTCGGATTATAATGGGAACAACCTACCATAACAAACCAATAGTAACAGATGGGCTAGTATTCTATGTAGATCCAGCTAATAAGGTATCATATCCTGGAAGTGGAACCCAAGTTAATAATTTAATAGGTACAGGTACGGGATCATTAGCGGTAGCAGGCCAAGATCCTGTAACATTTGAAACCCTAAATGGAGGATGTTTTGATTTTGATGGAAGTAATGATAAAATGCTCCATTCAGAAGATATAGGTTTAGCTTCTGGAGGAGATCCTTTTAGTGCTTTTCAATGGGTTAGATTTACAAGTAGAAATCAATACGCTCCTTCTTTAGCTTTTGGTACTGCAAATACTTTACAAGCTTTTATATTTAATCTTTCAGGGGATACTAATAATTATTTTAAATGTTCTTTTTGGAGTTCTGAATTTGAGTCTACTGTGCAACCTTCTACTGGAGTTTGGTATAATTTAGCTTTTACATATGGAGATGGAGGTAGTACTAATGCTAAACTTTATGTTGATGGATCTATTATAAAAACAGGTACAGTATCTTTAAATACAACATTATCTGGAGAAGTACAAATGGGATCCTATTCAGGCAATTCTGATCAATATGATCTTAATGGTAAGATAAGTTCTACATTTATCTATAATAGAGCACTTACCCAAGCAGAAGTCACCCAAAATTATAACGCACTCAAAAACAGATTCATATAATGCCAGTAACAGCAGGACCCATATACCCAGGAGTAAAAAAAGGATTAGTATTTGCTATAGATCCAGCAAATAAGGATTCATGGGCAGGACCTACTTCTGCTACAGTAGATAGTTTAACTTTATATAATGCAGCATCTGGAAGTATAGTTAATGACACATCTGGAAGTTATGGAAATACTGAAAGTTTTACTTTTGATGGTACTGATGATGATATGAGATTTGAAACTGGGTTAAATTCATCTATTCATGCACCTAAAACAATTTCATTTTGGTATTATACTACTAATGGTTCACAAGTAGGACAAATAATGTCTAAGGCTGCTGCCGATTTTGAAATATATCAACACACAAATGGTAATGCTATTTGGACTTATTATGGAAGTAGTTCCCCATCCACTAAACCTTCAGTTGTTACAAATACTTGGACTAATTTAACATATGTTTGGGATACTAGTACTAGTCCCTATACCACACAACATACTTACCAAAATGGAGAACTTCTTATTTCCCCACAAATGAGTGGTGCTGATTCATTTAGTAATACAGGTCAATTAACTTTAGGTAAAAGAGCCCTTAGTACCACTCAATACTGGGAGGGAGATTTAGGTCCTATACTTATATATAATAGACAACTTTCAGCATCAGAAGTACTTCAAAACTACAACGCATTAAAAGGTCGATTTGGCCTATCTTAACATATTTATAAACATATAAAAATAAAACAATGGATTATTCAAACAGAACATACGCTTTTGTAAACACCTCAGACATAGGTAGTGTAGATTTTTCACAAGTTATGGAAACATCAGCTGCTACCGTTAGAAAATCAATTGATGAATCTCAATTTATTCTAAAATGGTACACAGCACAATGGCCTTCATTTATAGCACCTTCTGGAAGTGTTTCTACGGTGTGGCAAGGTTCACATAGCGAATGTCTAAATCAGCTTACAAGCTCATTTTGGACAGACACAGGTTCTATGCCCTGATAAAGCATAAAAACATATTATTAACATAACTTGGATAGGGAAAAGATATGGCAAACGAATTTATAATAAAGCACGGCTTTCATTCGAAAGGCGATTCTCAAGTAACAGGATCTTTAAACGTTAGTGATTCTTTAACTGTAAATGGAAGTGCAGTAGGAGCCGCTTTCCCATTCACAGGAGATGCTCAAATAACAGGTTCATTAACAATATCAGGATCATTTGAAGCATTTACATTAGATTCAGATAATATAGTATTAGGATCGGGTTCTGGTAAATTAATGCAAGCAGGTGCGGACAGTAATGTATTAATAGGTACTACTTTAGGCCAAGCTTTAACAACAGGTGATCAAAATGTATTTATTGGAACTAATGCAGGTAATCAAGTATCTACTACTACCCAAAATGTATTTATTGGATCTAGTGCTGGAAACACTAGAACAGGAACAAGAAATGTAGCATTAGGAGATTCAGCTGGTAGTGGTACATATAATATTTCAGCAAATGATTTGATTGCTATAGGAACTTATGCAGGTCGAAATAATGCAGGTTCTGGTAATATTGCAATAGGATATTATGCAATGCCTACAAATGCTGGAAGTTATAGTGTAGCTTTAGGATATCTTTCAATGGGTCATAATGGAGGGGGAGCTGGAAATACGGCTATAGGAGGATATACCCTTAGATATGCCCCAGCAGCTTCAGTACATCAAGTTGCTGTAGGAACCTATGCGGGACAATTTAGTTATGGTAATGGAAATATACTTATAGGGTATAAAGCAGGAGAATATTTACAAAGTAATGCTCATGGTAACATTATAATAGGATCTGGTAGTATAGGAAATAGTGGAGAAGTTAATCAACTTAGAGTAGGACACACAGGTTCAATGACATTATTATCAGGCTCATTTACAACTGGAGATATAATATTTGCAAACACAGCATCAGCACCAAATTTCTCGGGTTCATTCCAAGGTGATGGTTCAAATTTAACAGGAGTATCTGCTTTCCCATTCACAGGAGATGCTCAAATAACAGGTTCATTAACAATATCAGGATCATTACAATTAGATTATAATGGTGTTGGTAATATGATTATAGGTTCTGGATCAGGAAAAGTATTAGAATCTGGTGGTATCAATAATTTAATATTTGGTAATAATGCGGCTACCAGTTTAACTACAGGGGATCAAAACGTAATAATAGGTAATAGAGCAGGAGATTCAAGTAACCTTAACATTGAAAGCAACAATGTTTATGTAGGGTATGAAGCTGGAAAAGATGCAACTCATCAAGCTAGTTATGGAGATAATGTATTTATAGGAACTCAAGCAGGTAAAGATTCAAAAGCTCAATTCTCACAATTTATAGGTAGCAATGCTGGAAATGGGACAGCTGCATTTTCTACCGGTATTGGACATTCTAACTTATCATGCACATCAGAACATTCAGTAGCTATAGGATATCAATCACAAACTAATGGAACTAATCATTATAATACTTCTATAGGTAGTTTTGCTTTACAATCAAATAATGGAGGTGCAAATAATGAAAGAACTGTAGCTATAGGATATTACGCAGCCCAAAATTCATATAATGTTGATGATGGGATTTATATAGGTTATTATGCAGGAGCAAATGTTAATACTGGTCAAGGAAATATAGTTATAGGATCTGGTAGTCTACTTAGTCCAGCCAATTATCAACTTAGAATAGGTCATGCAGATATACACGTTATATCAGGTTCACTAACAACAGGAGATGTTATATTCTACAACACAGCCTCAGCACCAAATTTCTCAGGTTCATTCCAAGGTGATGGTTCAAATTTAACAGGAACAGGTACTACAGTAGTAGGTAACTCTGGAACTGGGGATATATTAGATAGTATAACGATTGGAGGTACAGGATTTGATGTAACAACAGGTACAGTTACAACAACAAATGGGTCTAGTAATAGAATAGCAACATATAATACTACTACACAAATAGATGGATCAGATAATTTAACATTTGATGGGAGTAATTTAAAAGTAGTTGGAGATACCCACATGACAGGTTCATTAAACATATCAGGTTCAACCACAATAGAATTACCTACGGGAACAGCATTTGAAATTCTAGAAGGGGATAAAGATCAACAAAGTAGACTTATATTTGATTATAGTAATGGTGATCCAACACTTACAGTTGCTTCTAGAGCATCTACTGCTAAAATGATTCTTCGCCAAGAAGCAGGTACTAATGGTTTATATTTAGATGAAGATGGTCAGATTTATGTAAATAACTCAACATCAGATGGTGTTAAAGTAAATGGTACTACTTTGGCTTCTATAGGTACAAATGCTAATGCCTTAGATTTAGGTAGTGATACAAGACCATGGAAAGATCTTTATTTACAATTAGGAGGAGACATAGTATATACTACTTCCAATGAAAATATGAGACTTCAACATGTTAATCCAAATCAACTAAGAATATCTGGATCAGATGGAGTTGCTCCTTCATTTAATGTATTAGATGGATCTATAACAGCTTCTGTAATTGAAGCTGAATCTGCATTCAAATTAAATGATTCAAATGCATTATCCTTTTCAGGAAATATTTTATACGTTGGAAATGATAATAATTGGACTACTGTAGAATTGGGTAGACAAACAACAGATGAAATTCATGCAAATGGTATTTTTAAAGCAGAACAACTTTTAAAAGCAGAACAAAATGCTCAAATAACTGGATCCTTAAATATAACAGGTTCAAATGAAATAAAAGGTTCTGGATCAGGTTTATTTAAAGTAGAAGGTTCAGTAGGAACATTATTTTCAGTAGATGATGGATTAAATGATGTTATATTTTCAGCCAATAATATTTCAGGTACTCCAGTAATATCAGCAAATGCTGATAACACAGTTAAATTAGGTAAATTAAATGGGTTTGGTATAGTAATATCAGGTTCTACACCTGCACCTACTAATGAGGCTGCGAAAATTTTTATAACAGGGTCTGTTCACCATACAGGATCATCATTTAATATTGATTCTAACTTACAATTTACAGACGGATTAACAAATCAAATAATATTTGATCACCCTGGAGCTTCAAAAGCTGTAATAAAATCAGATAATGGTTATTCTTTAATATTAGATGCAGACGCTGATGGAGATGAATCAAATACTAATATGGTTGATCTTAGAGTTGGTGGTACTAGTATAGTAAAAGCAGATGGAGGTAATTCACAGATTACCCTTAATGCTAAAACGCTAGTAAGAAATACTTCTTTAACAGTAGGAGGAACATCTACATTAAGTACTACTGCTGGTAGAATAGATGCAACAAATGATGTAGTAGCCTTTTCAACCTCAGATGAAAAATTAAAAGAAAATATTACACCCATAGAAAATGCTTTAGATAAAGTATCTCAAGTACAAGGTATAGAATTTGATTGGATTCCAAAAGAAGAAGTACATGGAAACAAGGGACATGATGTAGGAGTAATAGCACAAGAAATTGAAAAAGTACTACCTGAAGTAGTTACTACAAGAGATAATGGTTATAAAGCAGTTAAATACGAAAAAATAATACCATTATTAGTAGAGGCAATAAAAGAATTACAAGCAGAAGTACAAGAACTTAAAAACAATAAATAATGGCTATACCAGCATCGGGAGCGATATCAATGAGTATGTTAGCCACGGAGTTTTCTTCTTCTCAAACTACAAATATGTCTTTATTTGGGTTAGCTAGTAAATTAAGCACCCCAGTAACATCAAACATATTTGAAGCAGCTAGTTTTTATGGTCAATCTTTGCCAGTTTCATTAACTTCATTTAATTATAACAGAAATTCTCAGGAAGAATATGAAGAGGCTTGTGCATTAGAATCAACGGATGATGTAGCATATCATAATGGATCAGCATCATACCCTGTTGCTAATGACGCAGTATTTAGAAATTCAACGGGAACTACAGCTGTAGCTAATGGAACTTATAAAATGGCTAACAATAAAGCTATGACTATAGATGGAGGAAGTGGTGTAGTATCAGAAATAAATGATTGTGAATAAAAAATTATGGGATTTACAAATGGACCAGACATAGTAGAAGATGGATTAGTATTTTACATAGATGCTGCTAATAAACAATCTTATCTTGGAAGTGGTACTACAATGTCTAATATTATTCAAAGTAATTTAGGTTCTTTAAATGGTGCTGAACAATTTCAAAATACAAATGGAGGAATTTTAGATTTTGATGGAGTTGATGATAGAATACTAATTCAGGATGGTGCTAGTGGTCCTTATAGTAGTTTGGGAGCAAATACTACATGTAATATATGGGTAAATTTTACTAATACTTCAACTTCAGTATTAATAGGGGGGGCATCTTATAGTAATGGTGGATACTTTTTTTATGCCAGTCCTTCAAGCGCTTATTCAAGTTATGGGGGTTCATATAATAACGGTAGTTGGACTAGTTTTGGATCTGGAGTTTGGATAAATTATTGTGTTACTAAAAATGATAGTGGCAATGTTATATGGTACGGAAATGGTCAACAATTAAGTACAGGAACAGTAAATGGTGGTGCAGGTATAGGTTTTTGGTCTATAGGAGGATATTCAGGAGGAACTTTTGATTTTAATGGTCAAATAGGACCTGTACAAGTTTATACCCGTGTCTTATTAGCCTCTGAAGTTCTACAAAACTACAACGCACTTAAATCAAGATTCGAATAATGGCAACAGATTACGGAAATAAAAGTATAGTAACAGATGGGTTAGTATTTGCCTTAGACCCAGCTAATAAACAATCATGGACTGGACCTAACTCTAGTACAACAAATGATTTTATGGGTACTAACACAGGTACTATATACAATAATACTTCTGGAAGCTATGGAAGTAATAATAGTTTTGTTTTTGATGGAACAGATGACTATATAGATTTAGGAGTTAATAAAAATTTAGGTCAGGATTTAACTTTAAGTTTTTGGTTAAAAAGAGGAGAAACTGCAAATGCAAGTGACACTATTTTTGGAGATCAACTTAATGGTTTTAGGCAATTTATAGCTATTGATTATTCTAGTACATCATATCTATATTTTAAAGTTTCAGGTAATAGTAGAGTAGAATGGAATACATTAAGCACAGTAAATAATACTAATTGGAATAATATAGTTGTTATGAGAGACGGAACTACTAGTGCAAAATGTTTTCTCAATAATGTAGATCAGGGTACTCCTACAGGAGCATCATCTACTTTACCTGCTGAAGATTGCGTATTTAGATATATAGGTGCAGGTAGTCATCCATATGATAGAGAATTTAATGGTGATATGGGTCCAATTTATATTTACAACCGTGCTCTTTCAGATGCAGAAGTTACCCAAAACTACAACGCACTAAAATCAAGATTCGAATAATGGGAGTACATGGAGGACCAGACATAGTAACAGATGGATTAGTATTTTATGAAGATGCTGCTAATAGCCAATCATACCCAGGTAGTGGTACTGCAGTAACTGATCTTATAAACAGTAATGTTTCAGGAAGTTTAAATAATTCTCCAGTTTTTTCAACAGATAATGGAGGACAATGGAGTTTTAGTGGTACTGATGATAATGTAGAAACCCACATTCCTATATCTTTAACTGATTTTACTCTTGATATATGGTTTTATCCTATTTATGAAGGAGGAGGTTTAAAAGCTGCATATGGTATGTATGCCTATGCTAATACAGGATATAATGGATTTATATGGTATTATCAACCATCTTTTAGTTCTCCAAATTATAATGTTAACCATACTATATATTGGAGTAATACATCTAATGCAACTGCTGCTTTTACTAATACTACAGTTTATAGAGCTAATAAATGGCATAATATGGTACTTAGAAGAGAATTAAATACAAGTGTTAAAACTTATATAGATGGAGTTGAAAATGGAAGTAAAACTGTAGAGGATGATGGAGTTTTAAGTAATACTATACAAGCCCAACCTTTAAGATTTGGATTAGCTTATAATAATTATAGTACATCAGGGAAATTAAGTAATTATAAATTATATAATAGAGCTTTATCTGAATCTGAAATACAACAAAATTATGAGGCTCTTTATGATAGATTTAACATAGATAATTATTATTCAGATAGAAGATTAAAACGTAATATAGTATTTAGAACATATTCTAAATCAGGTATACCAATATATGAATTTGAGTATATTAATAAATCTAATGGAGAAGGAAGATATGTAGGTACTATGGCACAGGATTTAATTAAATTAGGTAGAGAAGATGCTGTGTTAATGTCTGAAGATAAATCTTATTATTTAGTAGATTACAGTAAAATTGATATAAATTTTTATAAAAAATAATTTGGATTATAAAAAACAAGTTATTATATTAATACCTTAATATAAACTATTAATATTTATAAACATGGCAAAAGAGACCAAAACTCAAGTTTTAACAAAAGAAGAAATAGAAAATTTAACTTCGTTACAAAAACAACAAAATGATTTAATCTATGGATTAGGTCAAGTAGAATACCAATTAGTATATTTTACTAAACAAAAGACTTTAATACAACAACAGTTAGAAGCTCTAGAGAGTAATCAAACTACAACTGCTCAAGAAATAGAAAAAAAATATGGGCAAGGAACAGTAAATTTAGAAAGCGGCGAATTTATTAAGGCTTAGTCGCATTTTTAAGAGCTTCTGTAATATTTATAACAAAATTAATTCATTAAAAAATGGCAGAAGTACTTTTATCACCAGGCGTATTAGCAAGAGAAAATGATAATACATTTATCTCGGCACAACCCGTACAAGCTGGAGCAGCAATTTTAGGTCCCACAGTAAAAGGACCAGTTGGAATCCCAACTCTTGTTAGCTCTTTTTCAGATTATAAAAACAAGTTTGGATGTATAGTAGAAAGTGGAAGTGCAGAGTACACTTATTTTACCTCAATTTCGGCATATAATTATTTTCAACAAGGTGGAGATTCTTTATTAGTAACTAGAGTAGTATCAGGTTCTTATACTTCTGCAACTAGTACAACTATTACAGGCTCAGCTGGAACATCTGGAAATATATTTACTTTAGAAACTTTAACAGAAGGTATTATAGCAAATAGTTCTGGAACAACAGGTTCAAATGGAACATTAACTAATGGTACTAAAGATAATTTAAGATGGGAAATAGTACAACCTGACACAGCTAAAGGAACATTTAGTTTATTAATTAGAAGAGGTGATGATACGACAACTTCTAAAACAGTATTAGAAACATGGCCTAATTTATCATTAGACCCTAATTCTTCTCAATATATAGAAAAAGTAATAGGTAATTCTAAACAAGTAGTAGCTAATGATGGTTCAGATTATTATATTAAAAATGAGGGAACTTATAATACTTTAAGTAGTTTTGTAAGAGTAAAAACAGTAAATAAAAAAACATTAAACTATTTTGATAATAGTGGAACAGCTAAATCAGCTTTTACTGGATCAATCCCAGTAGCTGGATCCGGTTCATTTGGTAGTGCTACGGGTACTCCATTTGTAGCTAGAGCTGCCAATTTTTATGAGACTATAGATGGTACTGACACCCAAGGATTAATAGCAGATAATTACACAAATTCTATAAATTTATTAAATAATAAAGATTTATATAGTTATAATGTTATTACAGCTCCGGGTTTAACAAGACAAAGTCATTCATCCCCTTTAACAACATTAGTAAATAATTCTCAAACTAGAGGAGATAATTTATCTGTTATAGATTTAAGAAATTATAATTCAACTTTAACTACAGTAACAGCTGGAGCCGCAGCAGTAGATTCTTCATATGCAGCCGCATATTGGCCATGGTTACAAACTTTAGATCCGGATACAGGACAACAAGTTTGGGTACCAGCTTCTACAATGATACCAGGGGTATATGCATTTAATGATAGAGCGGGTGAAGCATGGTTTGCACCAGCTGGATTAAACAGAGGGGGATTATCAACAGTATTAAGAACTGAAAGAGCTTTAACTAATGGTAATAGAGATACTTTATATACTTCAAATGTCAATCCAATAGCAACATTCCCTAACACAGGGGTAGTGGTATTTGGACAGAAAACATTACAGAAAAAAGCAAGTGCTTTAGATAGAATAAATGTAAGAAGATTATTAATTGCCCTTAAAAATTATATTTCACAAATAGGAGATAATTTAGTATTTGAACAAAATACAATAGCTACAAGAAATAACTTCTTAGCTCAAGTTAATCCATATATGGAAAGTGTACAACAAAGACAAGGTTTATATGCTTTTAAAGTAGTAATGGATGATACTAATAACACACCTGATGTTATAGATAGAAACCAATTAATAGGACAAATATATATCCAACCAACAAGAACAGCTGAATTTATATACTTAGATTTCAACTTACAACCAACAGGAGCTACATTTGATGGAGCTGGTGGTGGAGCAGGGTATTAAAAATTAAAGAATTAGATATTTATAATAAGAAATAAATTAGAACAACATGCCAGTATTAGATCCAAACGAAATATTTTTTACCGCTTTTGAACCAAAGCAAGCCAATAGGTTTATCCTTTACATGGATGGTATTCCAAGCTTTATTATTAAGGGAATAAGCGCAGTATCATTAACCCAGGGTGAAGTAATATTAAACCACATTAATGTTTTAAGAAAAGTAAAAGGTAAAACAGTATGGAATGAT